TCATTAACTATTGTTGATAGTGATTCCATAATAACTATTCTGTCACGCGGTGAAACATAATGCAGGTTTATGCCTAAGAACCCACCCTTATTTATATCAACAACGAATATCAAAGGAAACTCATCATAGTATGGTAGAGTTTTCGCATGTTTAGGGTTATAGTAGTAACAATACATTTTCCCTACAGTTATTCTTGACGAAAACCTTTCCTTGTCCATCATTAACGATTTTCTGTTTATCCCAGATTGTCTTACTTTTTTTCTGAACCACTCTCGTGACTTAGTTGTGTTTGCCTTTATACCTGTTGAAGACATACGGTGTAGTAGTTGTTTAAAATTTTGCATTATAATATATGTTCTTCAGTTAAAATTTTGAATTCCCAGTTTTTCGTCGCACAGTATTTAAGGGCGTGTTTCCATTTTGAAGTATTTATTGTCCACGCTCTTATTTCGGACAAGTATGTAGTATTTTTTTTCCTACCTTTTTCTGGTCTTTTTGTCTGACTTGCAGGTTTTATTTCTATCATGATTATTTTTGTTGATTTTTTAGATTTTACTTTTATGATAAAATCTGGGTAATACCTGTGATATTTATTGTCTATGGGTGAGACATAAGGTACATATAATTCTTCTGATGCCCATTCAATTATTGATGAGTTGGTATCACAATATTTCATAAATCTTCTTTCCCATGATGAACGGTAAACTATATTGGTGATATCACCAATGTATTTTTGTTTGTTATGTGGTATATATCTACCTTTATGATATTTCATAACTATTATGACTTATAAATAATAATAATATTCATAATTATATTTATAAAACGGACACATAAGATGCCAGGAACTAATAACGATAACTACAACAATGTCAAAGTGTTGGCTCGAGACAAAAGGAATCCCACCCTTTTAAAGTATCCAGAAACAATAGGTATCCCGCATACACATGATGATGGTTTAGAACAGATTCGTGCTTGGTTGGAGTTTAAAGACTCGTCCGTGAGCCAGTATGAGAAATATAGTGGTAAAAAAGGACCCTTTACAAGCGACCTCGATATCGGGACTTACGGCACCATCGAAAACTCATTAGCAATAACTAAATCGGCAATAAAGAGTAACACGGCTATTCATTTATATATCCCACCTGTGATAAATGTAAATGGTGGGGTGAATTGGGGAGAGTCCGAGTTTTCAGGTAGTTTTGGTGCCGCGAGGTCTAATAAATATGCAGATTTTGGAGGTTCAGCTGACGCTATCGAAGGCGCTCTTCGGAAGATGGCAGGAAAGTTTGTCGATGGGGATGAATCTGGTATTGATTTTCAGAAAAAACATGGGGTGATACAAAATATGAATAAACAGTTATTATTTGAGGGTGTTGGTATGCGAACATTTGAGTTTGAGTTTGAGTTTGTACCTAAAAGTAAAAATGAGGCAGAAGTGGTTTATAAAATTGTTAAGTGGTTTCGTTCTAGAATGTATCCTAATTTTGATAATGTTTGGTATACAGTACCAGATTCAATATCTATAAGCTTTAGATCATCTACTGGTCGTGGGAAAAATAAAGATATGTCGAAATTGCCTAAGATTAAAGATTCGGTTATAACTTCGTGTAATATAACGTATGGTTCTGAAGGTGTATTTGGTATAATGGAAGGTGATACAGAATACCCTTATAGCACTACCATGACATTATCGTTACAAGAACTTGAAGTAATTACCTCAGAAGATGTATCTGTAAATGGGGGTTATTAATGTTTATTTATATGCCGGAACTTATACGTCCAGAGTTAAAATTAAATGTAACTGATATTTCTGGGAAGATGTTATACGGATATACTAATTATGATGGTATACCCAGACAAGTTAAAAATATCTTTACATCCGTTGATATTAATGCTATATGGTTGAATGCATTTGATACTTGGTATGATTACGAGATTAAAGATGAGGATACTCCTGAAAGTATATCAGCTGATTATTATGATGATCCTTCATTATATTGGGTTATATTAATGTTAAATAATATTAATAATATATATGATGAATGGCCTAAACCTAACTTAGTAATTGAACGTAGATTAAAATCAAAATTTGGTGATATTAGAAATGCACATACGAATATTCACCATTATACTCATATTATACTGAAATATGATATAACCGAAACCACATATAAGTTTATAGATGATAAAATTAAAAGGAATGAGTTTAAACTTGTGAGTGAATATGAATATATGATGTCTGAGAATGAAAAAAATAGAAAAATACGATTATTACGACCAATGCATATTACCAACTTTATCCTAACACTTAAAGAAATATATAATTTATATGGTTAATATATCATGATAACACCAAACATTAAATTTAATGCTTATAAGTTTTGGGCATTATCCTTGACTTCATATGATTCATCTACAACTTATGATTTAAAAGAATGGTTTAAGGAGGTGAGAATATATGAAAGTATGTTTACATCTTCTATGCATGTTGATGTTACTATACAAGATCCTGAGAATATGTTAGTTACATTACCAATAGTAGGACAGGAGACGGTGAATATATGGCTACAGACAGAACTTAATAGTGCTGAAATTTTAAAGTTGAGCATGAAGGTGTATTCCGTAACGGATATAAAGACAGTTAACGAGACTATAGAATATGTATTGCAGTTGGTTACTACTGACTTTACTATGAATTTTGAAGAAAAGATATCAAGACATGTATCTGGATCTGGAAGTTCTATCGCAAGTGATATATTTAACGAAAGTGATATTGATTCAAATAAATTTATATCAGTTGAGCAAAGTATGGACGAACAGGACTTAGTGATACCTAATATGTCTCCCTTTAGGTGTATAAATTGGTTGTCTTCTAGGTGTCATAATGATACTAGTACATCTTATGTATTTTTTGAGAACAATCGTGAATATATGTTTAAGTCTATTGAATCATTTTTCGATGAGAGTATTAAATATAAATATCGGGGTTCTGGTAAGAATATTAAGAGCTATGGAACGATAGAGGATCAAGTAGAAGAAAACATGTCATTAATATCATATAAAGTTATATCTAGATTTGATGTTATAAATAATATAACCAAAGGTATGTATGCATCTGGTGTTATGAGTTGTGATGTTGTACATAGAAAGGTTAAGAAAACAACACATTCGTGGTATGAAGATTCTGAGAAGTATCGTGTTAGAAAAAGAGAAATAAAGAGTCGGTTATACCCATTAATGAGTAAGAATCCAACCTTTTTGTTAAAATATTATCCTGATAATGTTATGTTAGTTCCACACAATCAGTTAAATAAATATAATATATCAGATAATATTTTAAAATATAATTATGGTAATCAGTTATTTGATAATTTAAAGATGAATATAGAAGTTTCCGGTAATACTTCACTAGCTGTTGGTGACTTATTAGAAATAGAAATCCCGATTAAACGTCCTGGAAATGAGGTTATTCGTGATGAAATTTATGCTGGTAAGTGGTTGATTATAAACATAACACATATAATAACTAGAGATTCATATATTATGAGTATTGATGTAGCTAAAGATAGAATAGGATTAAATTTATAATGAATTCTTATATGGGTATGGATAATTTCATATGGTTTCATGGTATTGTTGAAGATACAGATGATCCATTAATGGTTGGTAGGTGTCGTGTACGTGTTATTGGATTACATACTGACAATCGTTCTATGTTGCCAACTGACAAGTTACCATGGGCGAGTCCTATGATGCCAATAACATCGGCATCAATTGGTGGTATTGGTATATCTCCAACTGGTATTATGTTGGGTTCGTGGGTTGTTGGATTTTTCAGAGATGGTGAGAGTGCTCAAGACCCAATAATGATGGGTACTATTCCTGGAATACCGTCGGGAACAGATGAGGACGAATTGACTTATGGTGATCCAACAAAAGTATATCCATATAAAGAAGAAACGTTACAATACAATAGTGTTATTAATGAATCCGATGTTAATAGGTTAGCTAGAGGGGCGACTACTAAAAAGGTTTTTACAACTAAAACAGAGTTAGTAGAATATGTTAAAAATATAGTTGCTAATGACGATTTAATGTTTAATTCTCCATTGTTAACGATTTCTGGAGAAATGAAAATGATCTCGGATCTTGATTTTCCGGTGCAGATGCGGTCGGGAGGATCTGTGTCATCTTTGGTTATTGAAGAAAGGGTGCCCGTAACAGAGTCTGAAGATATTTTAGGAACGGCCGACACCTTGTTACAACAATCAATTCAAGGGGATGTTTCTGAAATTGATTTTCAGAAAGGATTAGGGAATCTAATTCCATCTTCAACTTTCTCCAATAATGAAAAGATTGATACTATAGTAACAAATAAAAAATTATCAGTTGTTAATAATCCTTTATTTTCAGAGCCACAAACTAAATACGCTCCTACCTATCCTGATAATAAAGTATTAAGCACTGAGTCAGGACACCATCAAGAATTTGATGATACTCCTGGTGCTGAAAGAATTCATACTTATCATAAGAGTGGTTCTTTTGAAGAATATCACCCTAATGGTGATAGAGTAACTAAAATAGTTGGTAATGACTATGAAATAGTATATGGTAATAAGAATTTACATGTTTCTGGTAATCTTAATATATATGTTAATGGTTCTGTTAAAATAAAAGTAAACGGATCGTGGGATGCAAAGGTTGGTGGATCACATACAACTAACAGCGGTGGAAACATGAAAAAAACTGCACCTAAAATAAATTTAAACTAGTAAAGTAGTTAATTATATGAATAAACGATATGACAAAAAATTCCAATATTATGATATTGATTTAAAATTCAGAAAGTGGGAATCTGTTATGACTAGAGGACCGACTGATTGGGAAACTGATTTAAATGAAAAGGGTATATCTAATAATGATATAGCCCATATGACTTCACATACATCAATAAATCAATCATTAAGGAATATATTATTAACCAATATGTATGAAAGACCATTTGATGTCAATTTCGGTGGTAATGTGTATAATCAATTATTTGAGAATATGGATGATATTTCTTTAATGTCGCATTTATCTGACGTTATACATCAACTAGTATCACAGTATGAAAGACGTGCGGATATTATTGAGGTATCGTTTACTGAGGGAAAGTTTCAGAATAATAAACATATTATAAATATTACAATAGAATATGTCATCCCGACATCTGATAATGTGATCCGTTTTACATTTCCAATAGAGAGAATAAAATAACCATTATGTCAAATATAAAACTTACAGAATTGGACTTTGATAATATAAAAGCTAGTATAATTAATTATATGAAGAGTCATCCGGATAAAACATTTAACACATATGATTTTGAGGGATCGGGGTTAAATACGTTAATAGATTTGTTGGCATATAACACCCATCATCAGGCATTTTATTTAAATATGGTAGCGAATGAAATGTTTTTAGATACTGCCAAACTTAGAGAGAATGTAGTATCTAAAAGTAAATTACTTGGATATATGCCGAAATCGAATAAGAGTGCAACTGCTATTGTTGATTTAATTTTTAAAGTAAAGGTATCGGTGATAGATGATTTGACTACAGATAGTATGTTTATTTCTGAGGTGGTTATGGATATTAATGGGAATGATAAGAAGATTATTAATAATAAATTATCAATTAATCCTAGTGATGTGTTTACTTTAAATTCTAATACGGGAAAGGGTAATATTCATTATTATACCCCTAAGTATGTACAATATGCTAAGAAGGATATTGATATAACGTATGAGGCACCACATGATTATTATGTATATAGATTAGATAATATGGTATTGGTTCAGGGGAATCAGGTAGAAGAAGTTTTTATTATTAATAATGAAGATATTAATCAACATCATCTTATATCTAATCAAGACATTGACACGACAAGCATGGTAGTTACTGTTAGACCGAATGAAACCTCAATTGAGTCAAATATATATACATTGGAAGATGATAATATGAAATTGGATTCTGAGTCCAAGGTTTATTTTTTACAGGAATCATATAATGAACAGTATGAAATATATTTTGGTGATGGTATATTAGGTAAATCTATACCAACTGGGTCTATTGTAACTGTTAAATATGTTAACTGTTTGGGTAGTATCGCCAATAATAAATCTGGTGATATGAATTGGGTGACACCTCCACAACACGTTCCTTCTCCATCCATTTCAGCATCAGTAATTGGTAAGACTTGGGGTGGGTATGATAAGGATGATATAAAGACTATTAAACATTCAGCTCCCAGAGAGTTTTCTACACAACGGCGTGCAGTTACTGCTGAGGATTATAGAGAAATATTACGACAAATATATCCAAATATAGATTCTATTAATGTTTGGGGTGGTGAAGAAAATGTACCACCTATGTATGGTAAGGTTTTAGTATCAATAAAACCAAAGAATTCTTTATACCTATCAGACCATGAACGTGATAATATAGAATTTAAATTAAAGCGAAATCATTCAATAATTGGTATAGTGCCTATGTTAATGAGTCCAACATACATTAAAGTTAATATTACAACGTTAGTTAAATATAACACACAATCTACCATATTATCGGAACCTGATATAGTGGAAATGGTTAGAACTAGTATAATGGAATATTCAAATGATGTGTTGAATAGTTTCGGAGACTACTTTAGATATTCTAGGTTTCTATCTATTATAGATGACAGTCATCATTCAATATCCAATAATGTCACAACTGTGTCTGTATCAATTTCACACGAAATTCATGAATCTAAAATTAGTTATGTATCTAAGTTTTCTAATAGGATTAAACGTGGTAGTATAACATCTACTAAATTTAAGTTGATAGGTGACGATAGGTATTATTTATTTTCAGATGATAAGGTAGGTAAGTTAGTGGCATCTACTTATGATGATGAGGGGAATAGGTATGATAATCCATTTGTGATATCTGATATTGATTATGATAATGGTATAGTAACTATCCGAGATATTATATTACAGAAAGAAGAAGATGCAACTGATATAACTATTACTTGTGTATTAGAATCACCTGATATTTATGCAAGGGAAAATCAAATATTATATATTGATGTGATTACATTGAATGTTAGAGCAAAGTCTAATGAGATATATACGTTAGATAACAGTGTACATTCTGTTAAGATATTATGAAAAAAATGAACTTTTTAAATCACATATCGGAGGGTATTAGAACACAATTGCCGATGTGGATGTCGGTAGATAATGATGGAGATGAGTATGATAATTTTATACAATTCATAGAATTGTATTATGAGTGGATGGAACGTGAATATGGACAAATTGACTTGATATCACGTATAACTGAATTTTCAGATATAGATTATACTATAGATGTATTTATCGATCAATTTAAATCTGAATTGGCATCAACAATACCTGATGTAATATCTTTACAACGAGTTAGAGATGAAGTGTCACCAAAGAATATATCATCTTCATCTAATCAATCATTTAATAAAATAACATATGAGTCAGATAATTTCATATCAAATGGAGTGGTGTCAATATATGACTTATCATATTATGAACCATCATATTATGAGGACTTAGATGTTAAACTTAGAGTTAAATTTATTAAGGTGTATGTTAATAGTTATGATTTTATAGATGTTGGTGTATTAAGTAATCAGATTTCAGATACATCAGATACATATAGTGAAATATCTAATTATAATAATAGAATAACGATGGATCGTGATGATATACTTAAATCGTTGTCATTTAATCCTAATTATAAAGTTATAGAGTTGCCAGAATTTATCTTTAAAATCAAAGAAACGACGATAATTGACCCATCAGACGGGAGTAAGAGTTTAATATTACAAAAAGGTAAAATAACTGATGTTATATATGATGGAGAATCTAGTGGATGGACAGATGGTATATTTTATGTTAATGTTGATACTAATAAGGGTGGTGTTTTATCAATTAAAGTAGAGAACTCGTATATAACATCCGTTAGTATAGTTAGTGGTGGTGATGGGTATACTGATATTAAAATGACTGATGTAGATTTTTTTAATAATCAAGGTGCGGGTGGATATGGTATGCATACTGATTATACCATAGCACCAAAATCACATTTTACATATAATCTAAGTGGATCAATTGATACTATTTTTACCGATGGATATAATGGTTATTTTTTAACTGATGGGGTATATTATGTGGACGTTGTCGGTGGGAATAACAACGGACAAGTAATAATGACGGTAGTAGGTGGTAAGGTTATTGATTATAGTGTAGGTTATGGTGGTGGTGGTTATACTAACGACACTCCTGCCGAAATTAATTTTCTTTCTGGATATTTGACAGGAACTGTAGTAATATCACATACGAATCCGGTGTCACCCCAAAGTGATTTTGAGTATGATACTGGAATAGTTATAAGTTATGGTAATATTTTTAAAATTCAACCAGACAGTATAGTTGGTAGTGGGGGTGGAACGAGTGTTGTATATGTTTCATTTGATAATGGATCTACATGGTTGAATTTTACTACAAATGAGTTGAATGACCCACGTTTATTTATACCAGATGAGGTTAGAACTAAATTAAATAATTCTGTAACTTTACGTATTAAGGTTGAGAATGACTTATATAGTTTTATCAGTTTAACGATTAAAATTCTTCAATATCATGGTAGTACTGATTATCAAGTTATAGACAATAGTAATTATATAATAGAGGGGAATACTCTTAGGTTTTTAAATGGAAGTGATATTGTTACCCTTAAATCACAAGTAGTACTTAAAGTTGAGTATACACTTAATAGGGAATATTTTAGTGAAGAACGTGCTTCCACTGATGAGACTACAATGCCGGTGAAGGCTAGGTATAGTAATAAGAAACAATTTCTTAAATTTATGAAAGAGTTTTATAGAAATAAAGGTTCGGAGAAATCATACGAGTTTATATTTCATGCATTTTATAATAAAGATGTGAATTTTTTCTATCCCAAAAATCATTTATTTAAATCAAGTAATAATATATGGGTGTCTGATACAAGTATACGTTGCGTTCCTTATAGGGATGCCGATGGGGTTATGACTAATTATAATAATGTAAATTATAATCCAGTTGATGTTGTAGGTGTAGTTAGTGGTACTACGGCAACCGTTGATAGATATGTAACACATAATATAAACGGATTATATGCCATTGAGTATTTTTTATCTAATATACAACATGGAAAGTTTCTTAGTAAAGAAACAGTTATGGTATACTCTTTAGGTGGTGATGAAAAGTTACAAACTCACATTGAACAACTTTACGAATGTGCTATTGGTGTTGACATACTTAATGGTGGTTCGGATTACCCCCTGAATAGATTATTGGATATATATATATCTGACAGTGGAAGTGGACAGGGATTTAGCAGTTATATTAGTGATATAAGTAACGGTAACGTTAGTGAGGTAGTAGTAGTAGAAGGCGGTGATGATTACATAGAGGGGGAATTGATATCATTTATAGAAGATGGAACATTCGGGTCTGGTGCTATAGCTAAAATAGAAAAGTGTTTCTCACCTGTTACCGAATATTCTGGTGAATGGATACAAGATCCATCACTGGCAGCTGGTAGATTTGTTCAATTTGATATATCGGACATATCGGGTAGTCCCGTGTGGGATATATCCTATTCATACTATACTTCTATTGTTATTACTAATATAGACATACATTATAATTCCAACTTATTGTTATTAGATTTTAATGAAAATAATGGTAAACGATTCAGTAATTATATGAATATGTTTGATTTGCAAATGAATTTTGCATATGTGTCAAATCATGGTAATCGTGATGGGTATTGTCATTATGGGCTAGATGGACTTGAAGGGTATGACACACCGGTCAAAGGATTTACGATAGATGAAATTGGATGTCTAACTGGTATGCATTTTGGCAGTAGAGAGTGGGTAAATCCAACGGGATTAGATTCTCATGTGTTTGGTGATCAGTCTACTTTATCTTTTGATGATGGATATTTGTATGTTAAAGGACTTGGAGAGTCATTATCTAAATGTAATAATTCACCAGGTGATGATTATCCTGACGATTTCACTATAGATTTTTGGTATAAACCTGCTAAAATATATATTGACGGTGCAACGGATAATTATTATCCTACACAGTGTACTTTATTCTCACTATGTTCTCTTTTTGATACACCACATACAAATAAGATAGTATTATGGCAAGAATGTGCTGCGAATACTACTGATATTGATGGATTATGGTTTAGATTGGAAGTAAATGATGCGAGTGGTGGCACTATTATATTTAATGCTACTGACATTCCTATTATAGATTATGCTAATGTTAATGTTTCACCTGATGGTTGGATGCATATATCTTGTTATATTAATATGAATACTAATAAATGTAGTTTGCATATTAATGGAGTTGCAATAGCAGCAACCTTTGAACAACCATTTACTCCATTTGCTATAACTTCTGCACCATTTGCTAAAAATCATAATGAGATGATATATGGGTGGGGCGAAGCTTTGGAGGCAGTAACCCAAGAATTGGGTGGTATTATAGTTGGTTCTGCACAGAAGGATGTTGATTTATATAATTTTTTACAAGAAAATGTTATTAATCCAATTGACAGTAATACTTATAAAAGAAGTGATATTAATTTTGATGGTAGTACGTCTATATCAGATGTAATTGATTTATTAAGACATAGGGTATCTTATAAACATTTACGATATTTACATGAATTAATAATTTCACCAATGTTGTTAATTCAGGAATTTGATAAATATTTTGCAAATTATGAGTTAACATATGTAGAGGATGCTTTTATTATTGGTGGTAATATAGATTGGGATAATGCACCTAACAGTACTTCTATTATTTTAGGTATTCCACCAGTAACTGACTTATGTAATGGTATATACGCCACAGTTAGGGTGTCGGTTGGAAAACGATTTGAAGATTATAATGTTGGTGGGACTGTTAGTAACATAAAATATTGGGACATGAATCCTATTAGGACTAATGTTACTCTTGAAGATGATGAGTGGGAAATTGATAATAATATATTGACGTTATGGAAACGATCTTTTAATAGTGATTTTGTTAATAATACGTCATTGATTGCATATACCTTACCTGACTGGCATACTATGAAGATAGTATTTAATAATAAGTCAAGGGGGTCTATAACTAAAGTTAAAGTTATTTATGGTGGATATGGATATCAATCGTCACCTAGAGCATATGTTTCGAATTGGACTGATGATTATCAGTCAGTTGGATCTGGTGCTATATTTAAAACTATTGGTAGTAATATCGGTTCTGTGAAAAATGTTAGTGTTTTAAGTATTAAACATTCATTATATACTGATTTTGGTATTGGGTATGACATTGCACCAACATTTGACTTATCTACAATGGGTAATGGTAAAGCGGTTATAAATGTTAAAACAGGACCGTTATGTGTGAGAGAAGGATATTTTAGTAATCGTAAAGGGTATCCGTCAGCTGATGATAAAATTCATGATGGGTTGTTGTGGCAAGATTATTCTTATGTATTGAGATGTGGTGTTGTAATTGATAAATGGCGTGATGTTGTTAAGAAAATACTTCATCCTGCAGGAATGATGATGTTTGGTGAATTTGTTTTGGAAGCGGAGGTTGTAGATAGAAAAGATATTACAATAGCGTCAAGTGCCATATTATATGAAATAATTAAAAATGTAGAATTGACAGTTGATAATATGGATGCTGCCGGGAAATGGACTAGAAACATAACACTTAACAGTAGTACTAATTTATTAGAAATGTCAGATGAATTAATTGATATTAATGATGTATTGGGAGCAGCACATCACGATGTTATGTATTATGATAATTTACAATTTGGTGATGAACCAATGACAGGGGTTCAGGATACTACGGTTACCTTAGAAAGTGATACATCACATACACATTATACAACCGTTGATGGAGTTGATATAGTTGATCCAGATCATTTGGCAAGCGATACGATAACCATGTGGGGTACTGTTGATTCTGGTGGCGGTAGGTATGGGTTGTATAAAGATGTTAACATCACAGACATTGGTCAAATCCCCGTTGTTGATAGTGACCCCTCTGATCCTTGGTCGTCCCTAACTTTTATCGCTCTAAATAACAAAGACATGTTTGAAAATTCAATGTTGTCATATTTCGAGAATGATAACATCCTCGGTTCATTTTTCACAATATACAAATCTAGACAACAATCTGAATATTATAATAGCAGTTACAATTGGGGTAAGTTCCAAGTTGTTTCTGTGAAATTTATGGATGGGTATGTTATTTTGAAAGTGGATTATATTATATCCATGGGAGAAATACCAGATGGAGAAGGTCCACGTGATGATACGGTTTCTGAACTTAAGTCTGATTATCCAAATGTTGTAGAGATACGTTGGGATAGTAGATCTAGGGGTAACGTGGAGTCAGCATCGAATAATTGGGTAGGTTCTATCGCCAATGGCGGTGATGTGAGGGATGATAAGTTTGTGATACGACAACATAAGAGGTTTCATCAAATACCAACATTAGGAGTATCTACTAAGTCGTTAGAGAGGACGAAGTTTAGATTTAGATCCGGTGATGAGTATAAACAACTTATGAAATATAGATATACTAATGTTGATGAAGTGTTAGTGTCACCGTATACTAATTATAAAGTTAGTGGTGTTGTGCCGGGGATTTTACCTAGACAATATACATATAATAAGACAAATGTTATTAAATCTATAGTCGATATATCTGATAGATTTATAGATGAGACGTTATGGACGTATTATAATTTAAAACAATTTAATTATAAATATGATACAGTAGATATTAGTGAATTGGTATATGATATTGCATTAGAAATATCAACTGATATAGTTCATAATCCACCAAGAATTAAGAAACTTAAAAATTTCTTGATGTCAAAAGTTAATGGAGTTGCAAGGTGGGATATTGATAATGACGGTAAGACTACAATAAAAGATGTCATGAAGGTTCTACGACACGGGGCCGACATAGAAAAATATCCAGTTATTGTAGAGAATATAATAACTCCTATGATGAGAATTGAGGAATTCAACCATTATTTTAATAAGAATTTGGGCATAACTGACTATAGTGATCACGTATGGCCGTCATCTACTATAGAGATAATAGAATCTTTATATGAACGTAATTATCATGCGGTATTAGATTCAGAGATAGATATATTGCCTAAAATATTGATTGTAACTGAAGAAGATACGGATACTAAATATAATAAGATATCTGGTATGACATATAAATCAATAGAACGTATGAAATTCTACAACACACCTCAATGGTTTAAGGATAATGATTTTTTAAACTATAAGATAAATGATATAACTAATTATAGTCATGAGAGAGTGAATGTTGGACACGAATCAATAATGACCATATATACCAAAGATACAATCCCACGATCTAATTGGAAGGTCGGTGATCTAAATATGATAAAAGAACTAAGAGATTAAATTAAAATACGAATATAAAGGAATAATTATGTCGGCGATTATAACAAATAAATTAAGAATATTTAATGCACAACAATTTATAGAGTCTATAAAATTGAATGCTCCTCAATGGAGGACGGGCACCATTTATGCTGAAGGTGATACAGTATTACATCAGAAACGACTTTATATTGCAATAGATGATATTCCGGTGGATATTGCACCTACACATGCAACAGGAGTTACAAATAGTTGGTTATATTATACACAATCACATTATAATAATATTTATTTAGGAATAGGTAAGTCTTCACAATGGTGGGATGATGCTAACCCACCAACACCAGATGATTCGGTATCTGGTGCGTTTGATATACTATCTAACCTAACATCTATAAAACGTGTTAACCCTGATAGTATAACATTATCTGCCCCAAGGATAGATTGGACATCTGGTATTGTATATGAAATGTATGATAATACTAGAAGTGAATCTATTATTCCGAATGGATATGTGTTGGTTGGTACTGATAATCAATATTCTGTATATAAGTGTCTTAATAATTCTAAGTGGAATGGGACAACCGGTGTCACTAAAGTGCCGTCAACCGTATCACCCAGTGGATCCTTGGTTGATGATCCATTTGAAACTGCGGATGGTTACGTTTGGAAATATATGTATTCTATCTTTATGTTAGATGCCATTCAGTTTTTAACAAAAGATTATATGCCAGTTAAATTTATATCATCAGATCCAGGATCAATAAATACCGCTGATTATACACAATGGCAAATAAAAGAAAATGCACAGTCAGTTTTAAATTCTGGAAGGATTGATTGGGTTAGAGTATTGCCGGATGACGGTAGTGATCCTGATGTATTAAATACAACACAGTCTAGCGGGTATGGATACCACGATAATATAATAGTGACAACACTAACTTCTTCAATTCTTTCATCATTAAATACTGGTGGTGGTTCATTACCATTAGGTGTTGTTGATGGAGTTGATTTTACCGGATATTCTATATATATTCAAACCACCTCTGCGGTCGATTCGGGTGCATTTAGAGTATTACATACTACTAATGCTGGTATTGATAATGTAGTGAGTGGTGGGACTCTCATATGGAGTGTAGAAACACCGTTCACGTTTACGACTGCTGAGTTGGGAACTATACAGTCGATAATTATAGCACCTTCTGTTATTGTAGCTGGTGATGGAACTGGATTTTCTGGATACGCACGTATTACTACTAATGAAGTTGATAGGGTGGTAATATTAAATAAAGGTCTTGAATATACTTATGGTGATGGTAACGTCTCATTAGGAGCAGGTAATGTTACTGAGAATGCTCTTGGGTTTATTGAGTGTAAAGTTAGACCCATCATATCACCTCCACACGGACACGGGTTTAATGCGGTGGAAGAGTTGGGGGCATATTATGGTATGATTTCTTTAAAATTAGAGTATGATGAACAGACAACGATATCGGATGATTTAAATGTTTCTAAAACTATACCATTTTTTCCTGTAGCCGGTAATGAATCGGTGTTTAGACAGGTTAGTATTATAAGTGATCCTATAAATTCTTATAATAATATGATTGCCCAAAATGAAATGTATAGAGGACCAAACCACCCTAATTATGAAACTACTAATGAGAAGTTATTTGACGTAAAACGTGGACGTGGTAAAGTGTTATATATTGAGAATAGACAGCCGGTGTCACGTGCTATAGATCAAATAGAAGATATAAAAGTTGTATTTGAATTCTAATAAATATTAACTTAATACATAGATAACAATGAGAATCAAATTATGACTATAAATTTAAATACCAGCCCATATCATGATGATTTTGATAATGATAAAGGTTTTTTAAAAATATTATTTAAACCTGGATATAGTGTGCAGGCTAGGGAATTGACACAGATACAGTCAATTTTACAAAAACAAATTTCAAATTTATCTGATTCGTTTTATAAAAATGGAGCAATGGTAGTTCCAGGTGGAACATCTATGGATATTGGAATATCGTATATAAAAGTAATTAGGTCTGTTGGATTATCATATAATGCGGTATCAGATTTTGTTGGCAGAGATATTATAAGTACAATAGGTATTTTGGCCACGGTTGTTCATGTAGAATCATCAATTTTGGATGATGATAATATGACTGATACACTTTTTATAAAATACAGAACAGGTTCTAATAACGATTCTGGTGATGTGTCATATTCTATAGGGGATATATTAAATACGGTTGATGGTTTTGTTTTAGATGATGATGAAAGACCAACAACAATACCATTATCGGCATATCAGTGTGAAATACCTATTGACATATCAACACATGCCCCATCTATTGGGTTGGGGTCTATTGCACATATAGATAATGGTATTTATTATGTTGCCGGTAATTTAGTAAATGTTTTTAATCAGACTATATCGTTGGATAGATATTCAGATAAACCATCATATAAGATTGGGTTGTTTTTACAGGAAGAAATAGTATCAGTATATGACGATAGTTCGTTATTTGATAATGCTCAAGGGACATCTAATTATAATTCGCCAGGTGCTGATAGATATAAAGTTAATTTATTGTTTACTACAATACCTTATGATGAAAATTTAACAGAGAAATTTATTCAGTTATTGGGCGTTAAAAGTGGAGTTGAAGAGTTAATAGATCGTGATAACGGTATGTTTAATTGGATGGAAATATTAGCTAGACGTACATATGACGAATCTGGACATTATACGGTGTCACCATTTGGATTGGATGTCAGAGAATATTTTAATAAAAATACTAATAGGGGTGTTGTTAATATTGATTCTTTAAAATTCATTGACCCATTATTGGCAGAAAAGTTTGTAATTGATAATTTTATTAATACTAAATTATTTGATGGTATTAATGATGTACCATTAATTCATAATGTATCCTTACAGGATAAAACTAATTATCCTGATCAAAACTTAGAAATTGATAATACAATATTTTATCCAGGTAAAACTCATGACGATATGATGGATGTTTTTGATGATCATTTATCACTTGGTATTGAGAGAGGGAATGCTTATGTTTTTGGGTGGAATATTAGAAGTAGGAATACAAAGTATATACCATATAAAAAGGCATTAGACAGTGTACAACGGAATAATGAATATATTAATACAGGACTTGGATCTTTCATATATATATCGGATGTGACTGGCGTACCTGAAGTGGGAACTAGAGTTAATTTTTATAATACTCCAATATTTACAGAAAATTGTCTATTTGGTGTAACCAAGTCTAGTTTAAATGCTAATAATGTTGCGTTCACAAATACATTACATACTAATACTAGAGTTCATAGTGATTCAGAATGGTCCACTAGTGTATATAATATTCAAAATACAACTCAGAATACTTTAGGGGTACGTGTAGTTGCAACTGCAAGAGTTAAAGGATTTGAATATTTATCTAGTAGTGGTAGTATTAGTAATGGATTATCTCATGCTAGAACTAGGCCAACTAACTCTGATGAGAGAAGTGCTATATTTAAACTGTTTATTTCTGATATTGAATATGACTCAGATGATTCTGGTAATAAGTATACTAGTGAAAATATTAGGTCAGTATCTTCTAGACCTTCTATAATTGGTACATGGACATTTAGTGCATCAACATTAGTATCTTATAATATTGTTAGTAATGGTGTTGGGTCTATTGATATTGAAAATAAAGCTATAGCATATAAGAAGTTTGGTCTTAATAATAAAACGGTTGGAAATGTTTATTATTCAGATTCTGGTAATATTATTATCAAACATTTGGGTAGTTCTGAATATAGTACATCAGAAACAGTTAATACTAATATGTTTAATGTTGGTGATAATATAGGTTCAGTTGAATATATTAGTTCTGGTGGTGATTGGACGGATGGTTCGGGGACTATATCAGATCTTATAAAACGTGATACTGGTGGAATAATAATATCTAAATCAATTATAGATATATCTGGTTCTGGTTCATTAATACCATTAGAGAGTTCTTATATAAAAACTGTAAGACATGTTGATGAAGTTACTGGTAGTGTTTCCATTGACACTTCATATAAATTTCTTAGATTATATTCAAATACAACAGTTGCAAATGGTTCTATCACTTTAACTTTAAGTGATAACTCTTTTGAAAAATTTATGGCATTTGATGAACGTTATTATTTTTCATATACTAATAGTAGTGTTGGTCTTCTTGGTGTAGTTCATAAAATAACGTCATCTATGGTGTCATTTTCTAATAATTATAGAACTGTGGATATATCCAACTCGACAGATTGGACTGATGCGACAATTGATATATATATTCCTATAGTGAAAACGGAAGCGGTAGAGAAACTTAAACGAAAAGTTTATAATGTTATTGAGTTACCATATTCATTGGTTGATAATACGGGTGATGGCATAGACGGGTTTTCTGTAGCGAGTGCTGGCAATGATCTTTCTGCTGCAATATCCGCATCGTTTGATCTTGATATGATTAAAACGAATTCAACAACTTATACTACGAGCTCTGGTATTATGTATGATGCTGTATCACCGATTGAGTATCGTGGTGAATATACTATGAAAAAGGTACAATTAAGACATTCTGATATATGTGAGGTGGATAGGATATATGATACTGTAAATATTGATACTCTTGTATATAGAATAAGCTTAGATAATGAAACTGAATTAATTAATAGTATGTCCATTGAACAATTACAGTATGCTTCTGATGCTTTTAATTATTTTGAAAAAACTGGACTTAACCCTTGGTCATATAGTCTTAGTGCCAGTGGTGAATTATCACCATTTTATGAAGAAATGGAAGAACGTGTTTTGGCAAATAGTGGATCTATGGATTGGACAGATGACAGTACATCCCCATTACCATTATATGATATTACAGATTCTTATGATTTAGATGATGGACAACGGAATGAAGTTATTAATTTGGGGTATTTAAATGTAAAACGTGGTTATGACCCTTGTATTGGTAGAATGATAGTTGTGTATTCTTTTTTTGAACATAGTTCTGGGTCATTTGCAATAGTTAACTCATATACTAATGTCGAATATGATGATGTTCCGACTTATAGAAAACAGAAATTATCTTCATATTTTGATTTTAGACCAGCGGCAATAGCTGGAAAAATTACGAATAGAGTATTGTTAAGTAATGATATATCTACACAAGAGATAGATTATCCATTAAATAATTCTGATATAATAACAGATTATAGAGTATATTTACCAAGAAGGGATTTATTATATTTAACTAAAAATGGATTTTTTAAAGTTGCTTATGGAATATCTGCAATAGATCCATTGTTACCAGAAACGCCAGATGATGGTATGGTTTTATATGAATTACTTGCCTTACCGTTTACATCGTCAAGTCGTGATGTTATTAAAACAATGATTGATAATAGACGATATACTATGCGTGACATTGGTAAAATTGACCAACGAGTTAGTACTTTAGAATATTATACGAGTTTATCTTTATTAGAAAAAAATACTTCTGATATGGAAATACTAGATGTTAATGGTAATAATAGATTTAAAAATGGATTTTTAGTTGAACCATTTGATGGACATAATATTGGAGATATTTTAGATCCGGATTATCAGTGTTCTATTGATATGCGAACTTCTGAGTTAAGACCTAAATTCAATGAGAAAAATGTTAATATGACATTTAATCCAAGTGAATCTAAAGGGTTTGTATGTTTGGATGATGTTGTTATGTTACCATATACACATGAATTAGTAATTGACCAGCCAAAATGTTCTAAAACTGTTAATGTTAACCCATATGCTGTATTTACTTTTAGAGGTTCGGTTGAATTAAAACCACCTAATGATGATTGGCGTGATGTTGTAACTAATCCCGATCTTAAAATAGACCGTGATGAATATTCCACATTTAAAGAATTGGCAGAAATATCTGGTGCATTAGGTACAGTATATGGTGAAGTTGAAGAAGAGAGTCGCACGACAATATCCACTGTGAATTCCAATGAATCTACAGAGTACCTATGCAATCATTGTTAATTATAAATTAATTATAGTTATATAAAAATAAGGAAACACTAATGTCAATAAGATATGATACATATGCGGATGTTACTGAGATACAACAGGTAAAGGCACACAAATCTGTTAAGTTTAATTCTATACATGAAAAGAAATACCAAGAACGATATGGTAAACGTGTAGTTAGCACAGAGTTTGTACCATTTATACGATCTCGTATTGTTAAATTTACAGCAGATACTATGAAACCAAATACGAAGTTGTATGCTTTTTTTGATGGAGAAAATGTAACAGCATATTGTAGTACTCCTTCTCAAATGATATTACGTGATACGGTTGATGCATCTGGCCAACCATCGGCAGAGTCTGCTGTAAATGATCCAGTTAATGCTGCTTTTTTAAAGGATGATCCTAAAATATATATGACGGGGGCAACTTCAAGTCATACTGTCCGAATAGTAGATATTGCTTGGGATGGTGTTCCCGATGAAATTGTGTATACGGTTACTAATAATTTAGATCCTAAATCGTTTATAGATGATGAAGAAATGTTTTTGTCTATGTCATTAAAACCTGGAGAAACTTTTAGAATTGGAAAATATAAATCCAATTCTTGGATTGATGGTGGTTCTGGTGCTATCACAACAACTAATGAAGGTAGTGTTAATGGTATATTTACTATACCAAATTCTGAGAGTTTGAGATTTAGAACTGGTGATAGAGTATTTAGATTAACCGATCAAATTAATAATTCGGCAGATGCCGGTACGTCATGTGAGACAGAATATACTGCAAGGGGTATTTTAGAACATCAAGAAGAAACTGTTGTGGATGTTCGTTCTGCCACCTTTGAAAGTAAAGATATGGGTACTGTTGATGCCAGTTATTTGGACTCAACTAGTTTAGGAAGAAAAATGATTTCTACAACTGGTTGGTATGATCCGTTGGCTCAAACATTAGAAATAAAACCAACAGATGGATTTTTTATATCACGTGTTGGACTATATTTTGCAACTAAACCACAACCAGGTAGTCCTCAAATTAAAGCTAGAGTACAAATTCGTAATACTCTTGCTGGATTTCCTGGACAAATAGTTATGGCAGAAACTCAATTACACCCACGTGATATTACGGTATCTGATGATGGTACGGCTGAAAGTATTTTTACTTTCAAATATCCATTTCATCTTAAAAGTGGAGTAGAATATTGTATAGTTATCTTAGCTGACACACAAGATTATAGATGTTATGTTTCTAGATTGGGTGAAGAATCTTTAGACGGTAAAGGTATTATATCTGAACAACCATACGCTGGTGTATTTTTTAAATCTCAGAATGCATCTACATGGACTGCCGATCAAATGGAAGATCTTAAATTTAGAGTATATCGTGCTAAATTTGATATTAATAACACATCTATAGTTACGTATAATAGTACATCTGTAGATGAAAATGATTATGATACTTCTAGTGCCAAATTAGGATTATCATCTATGAGTATAACAAAGGATAGTTCTAAAGTAATAATAAAAGTACTTAATCACGATTTATATGATAAACTGTCATATAATAATAGATATTATGTTGCAATAACTGGATTATATCCAAATACATTATATGGTGGTACTGATGTTGCTAATGCAATTAGTGGTGCTGATATTAATGGTGTTCATGAAGTTGTAGAGACATCATTGGATACTTTTACTATTGATGTTTCAAAATCTAAAATGAATTATTATGCAGCTACTGATAAGTCTATTAATGATGCAGTCAGATCGACTTTAGTTGTTGGGACTTCTAATACACCTTCAAATAGTGGATTATTTACCCCAATTAAAAATAATACTAAGGATTTACCTAGAGTTTATGTAAATTCTAAATATGATATTTTATATCCAGCTATACAAAGAGTGATATTAGATGAAACTGATGTTTCATTCTTCTTAAAATCAACATCAGGATCGTCACAACATTCTCAATCACAACCTGGAATTCGTGATACTGGTTGGTCACCATTTGTGCCAGATTCGGGTGCTATAGAATTTAACACCCCGCGTAATATATTTTCATATGAGAATGAGTATTTTTTTGGTAGGGAACCATCATTACAATATAAAGCAATATTATCGTCAACTACCGACTATTTGACACCAATGATAGATAATCAAAGGATAAGCGCAACTTGTATGTCTAACAGATTAAATAATCCGACATATAGTATTGACAGTAGTGGTGATCAACTCCCATCAAATTTAAATGAGGATGGGTATATTGCAAATGATGGTTGGGTATCTGAATTAGAATCTAATGGTGGTTCTGCTGATTGTAAATATATCACAAAAGAAGTTGCATTACTTAATCCGGCAACTTCATTAAGGATTGCATTAAGTGTTCATATACCGTTGGGTAGTGATATTAAGGTGTATTATAAACTTAAACACTCTGATGCTGATAATTATAGAGAGTTGAAATATACTTTAATAGATAATCCTGAAGGATATTATAATATAATATCTAAAGAATCTGGTGATTATACTGAATTATCTATGGATTTGGGCATGACTACACCATTGCCAGAATTCACATCATTTGGTATAAAAATAGTAATGCTTGGTATTAATACTTGTGATGTGCCAAAAGTTAAAGATCTCAGAGTTATAGCAACATCATAGGATTATTTAATTATGATTAATAGAAGAAAGGTTGACGGACATTCATCCTTAATTAGAGACATGAATGTTGGGAGTATAGTTAATGTTGATGAGAATGAATATAATAAATATATTATGATAAAAAGAAAACGTGAACATAATGAACAAGAAATTTTAAATTTAAAATCTGAAGTATCGGAAATAAAGAATATATTAAACCAATTATTGGAGAAATTATAAAATGTCAGTTACAGATAATTATACAAAAATATTAAAGGTATTACGTACTGATACGTTTGATGATTGGAAAGATAAAACAAATTTATTAAAAGAACATTCTATAGAAGTAGAAAAATTATTAGGAGATTGGAAACAGTTACCAACAAGAACTGGACATGGTGACAACTATGATTCTAATAATTTAGTAAGTATAGTAACTGAATTAGATACTCATTCGGATAATAATACTAAAGAAATAGTTGATATAAATGATAGACTTAAGAATGCATTTAATTATATTGGATTAAATTCACGCGGTATATACAGTTCAGATAGTGATAATAGTTATGCCATTAGTAATATAATAAAACAAGATATAAAATTATTAGATGATAAGACTGAAAGTAATTATGATACTATTGTCTTAACTGATTTTTCACTGACTAAAACCATTGAAAGATTTGATAATACATTATTTAATTTGGGATTTAGTTCAGATGGATCTTATGATGGATTGGGATTATTAAATAGATCAGTGTCTGGTGATATCGTATATTTAGATGAACGTATTACTGATAATTTTAATTTAATAAATTCAAAAGATGATGATATACGTGTTTTAATATCAACTAATGAATCCGACATCAATTTTAATAAAACAAATATTGATGATTTGATATTAAAACTAACCACGTCGTTTAATTATATAGGGTTAGGTGGGGATGGTACATATAGTTCTTCTTCCAATAATCTTGTTGCAATAAATGATAATATAAAGAGTGATATTCGTGATATAGATGATGAACTTAAAAATTTACGAACAGAACATACTAATGATCAAAATTCTAATGATATTAATTTTGATAATTTAAGACAATATCATATAGATAATTCGAATGGACAAGGTGCTAGAACTATATCAGAAAATCCTCCAAGCGGTGGTGCTGATGGTGATATATGGTATAGAGTTGGCGGAGCAGTTCCATGTGGTGATGGTGGTGGTGGTGACCCTACACCACATTTTACTCATGCTGATTATAGAATAGCATCTGAGGGACTACTTGGTACGATTAAAGTTGGTGCCAATTTAACAGTAGATTATGATGGAACACTGAATGCCTCTGGTGGTGGTGGCACACCGCATCCTCCACATCCGTCAGGGTTACATGTACCGGAACCAGGTAATGCTTTTGCTTCAGGTACAACTAAACATTTAGTCGCAACTAGTGCTAATACAACAGGATGGGAGACGGCACTATCTGGTGGTGGTGGTATGTTTAAGGGAGATATTGTATATATACAAAGGATTTCTTATAGTATAACTTCAGCTAGTACTTGGACATCATTTACAACTCCATCAACAATACCAAGTGATGCACATGCAATAATATTAACATTTGAAACGTGGGCAGATGAGACTACAAATACGATGAAATTCCGTTCATCATCGGTTTCAGAGAGAATTGTTTGTAATTCTGCTGGTCCAAACAATTCTGATGATGCTGCTTCAGATTATAATACTATGGAAATTTCATATGTTAGTTCATTTGAAGTTTGGGCAAATCAACCATCGAACACCATCTATGGAAATACGATGGTTCATATTGATGGGTATATATCTGCGGTTACTACTCCCACTCAAGGAGATCCTGGTCAAAAAGGAGATCAAGGAGGTCCTGGTCAAAAAGGAGATCAAGGAGATAAAGGGGATAAAGGAGATCCTGGAGATAGTGAATTTGGGAATAAAGGCGATCAAGGCGATCCTGGTCCAAGAGGTTATCAAGGTGATCGTGGTAATAAAGGAGATCAAGGAGATCCTGGAACTGTTGTCGGTGGTATATCAATTCAAGATGTGTTTAATAACTTTTATCCTATAGGAACAATATATCAGAATGCCACAGATGGCCGGAATCCCAATGCTATATTTGGATTTGGTGCATGGTCACCATATGGGATTGGAAGAGTTCTTACTGGTGTAAAAGTTGGAACGGCCGGGTTTGAATCGGAAAATGAGAATGATTGGAAAGGTCCACATGTCACATTGACAACGGATAACCTGCCAGAACATAAGCATGTTTGGTGCGGTGATGACCAGTTGCAACTTTCTGGAATGAATAACGGTATAACGGAAAAAGGTGGGTCTTTCAGGTATGACGCTATCTCAAAACCAGATGGTGCTGGCAATTATTATTATACATCCTCTGTAGGGAAGGGTGAGGCATTTGACATATCACCACCATATAAATGTGTTTATATCTGGAAACGGTACGGATAATGACCTTTTATATTCATGACAGTAGATATACTGAATTTAATAGTAAAACGGCATCTAACGTTATTAGTTCAGGCACTAAAGTTATTACTAATTGGATAAAGACACGTATATCACAGGGATTTAAGGAAGATTTAGTTGTTAAATTTGCAGATACTAGACAAGTATCGTATCATAATCATATTGATATAAGTGGTTTAACTACAATAACTATAACTAATGCTTGGTCAAAACAAGACAGTTATTCTCAAGAATGGCATCACGGTGGAACTTTATACTATAGATTAGATAATGGACAATGGATAGTTGGTGGTACTGTTGCAAGGAGAACACAATATGGATACTATTCAGATATAACTATATCAAATTCAGGTAATGCATATAAAACTATATCTATTAAAGTTGCCGGTTGGGTGGAAGGTAGTCGTGGACGTGGGAATACTAATCTTAGTTTTTCTGCAACAATTTCTTCATGGGTAGATACTTCATATGATAAGTCAACTTATACTAGTACAGAAGTTCCGTCAAATGGTAATACACAGACTGAATGTGAAATTGTTCAATCTGGTAGTTATACACAAAGTGATCAAATCTGGGTTAAGGAAGATGGTGAGTGGAAACATGTACATGAGGTATATGTACGTGAAAATAATGAATGGGAACCGGTATTATATGAGGATAAATATAAATCGTATACAATACCAGATACAACCGTTGACTATCGGGTTCCACACGGAGTTTTTAATTTAAAATATGATCTTATAGGTGGAACTGGTGGTGGACAAACTGGTTGGAGTCAAATTACTGGTGGATCTGGTGTTCCTGGAGAAATTAAGTCAGATATAATACCAGTAACACCTGGACAACAAATTAATTTTAAAGTTGGACGCGATGGTATAACCAATCCATCTCCACCTCAATCATATGGATATCCAGAAACGTATTGGCCAAATAGATCAACAAATCCTATTGCTAATGGTAAAAACCATTGGGGAGGAAGTCCTGGTATTTCTTCATATGTTTCTTGGGATGATGGTGTCACACAGACGCTGGTTGCCGATGGTGGTGCTGCTGGGATTGATTTTAAGACATATATGCACGATGGTAGTCATACTTTCACCGTACCGAGTGGTGTATATGAATTGTCAATTGATGCTGTTGGTGGTGGTGGTGCTGGGTATGGTACTCATGACGGAGATTATGGCAGATTTGCGTTTATTGGTGGTACTGGTGCGGGGGTTACAGATGTTAAGTTATCGGTGACTCCTGGTTCTACGGTAAATATTATAGTAGGAAGTGGTGGTGGATATGGGTATCACTGGACTACTATAGGTGATGAGGGTACTAATACTACACTAAGTTATAATGGATCTCTTATATTTACATGTGGACATGGTAGTGCCAGACACGGAAGTGGTTCATCTTCTATAAAGTCTGGCATTTCCGGTAATATTAAATCTGGTAGTTCATCAGGAGGTCCATTCCATACATGTTGTGACAGGGATGCATGTGGTGGTAATCCATATCAATTTACTTCATATTGGTGTCAGGTTAACCCATCTAATTATGTCCACCCAGCAGTTATAAATACTAGTATACCATTAGGTGGTACTGGATCTCAGGTGGGTTGGGTATCTATAAGATGGGGTGGTAATACCTCTACCGTTGCAACTGCAAAACTAACACAATTACCATAATTTAAATAACGAGAAATATTATGCCAATACCAATATATCCAGAAATAAATGAAGTTTTACAGACTGATACTTTTGAAGATTGGAGAAATAAAACTAATAAAATAAAATTACACTCAGATTATATTGAAGTGATATTTGGGAATTGGTCTGGGTTAAAAACTTCAAATAAAAATACCTTTGTAGGCTCTTTAAATGAAACATACGATTATGTTGTTTCTAATGATAATAGAATACAATCATTAGAAACAAAACAAGCAAATGCATTTAGATATATCGGATTAGAGTTAAATGGTGAGTATATTGCAATAGGACCAAATTACACTTCGTCAGATGTTATAAAAACTAATATTAATACACTTGATATAAAACTTAAGGATACTGATGACACATTAAATGGTACTATTAATTTATTACATAATACTATTACTAATATTGATACAATAGAAAGTAATGTTGGATTAAGTTCTGACGGGACATATACGTCAGGTGTTTATAATATATATAGTACTACCGATAATATTAAAACTGATATTAATTTACTTGATACTGAAATAGTTGCATTTAGATCAGAATATCATGAAAAGGTTGATATTAAACATACTAATAATATTAATACTATATTAACAGAAAATGGAGTAATCAGAACAAATATTGTTGATATTGACAATCGTATGGATAATATGATAGAATCTATAGGGTTAAGTGTTTCAACTGTTAATTTAGAGTCTGGTACTTATTATTCAAACCCATTAAATGTCATTGCAAATAAAAATAATATCAAAGAAGATATTCATGCCTTAGATTATAAATTAGATAATTTACCAACTGGTGTTGATTCTGGCGGTGGTGGTGATCATAATCATGATGTATATTGGGTAGACATAATTAACAGACCATCGGTTGGTGATAATTCTTCAGAATTTGCAAGTGGGACTACTTTGTTATTTTATCAGTCATATGTGCCACTTGGTTGGACATTATATACTCATGCTAATGATAGTATATTACGTGTTGTCAAAACTAAATCAGATGGTGGTGATACTAATCAAGGTGGTGCATCAGCTTCTACTATTTTCACACATACACATACACATGATTTAAAAATGTCTGGATATACCGATTATCATGTGCTATCAATTGAAGAAATGCCAAAACATAGTCATAACATAAGCCCATTTGGAGTTACTGGTAGAGGGGTAAATTCAAGTAATGGTAATCAATTATGGCCCGTTTCACCAACACCGCTAGAAACAAGTGAATCAGGTAGTGGTGCCGGACATAGACATTCGTTAGTCAGTTCTTTTACTGGAAACGTAAAACAGTTAACTATAACCCCTAAATATTCTAATGTTATTATGTGTGTGAAGGATTAATATTATGATTGATGATGTAATAATTACTTGCCCATTAGGTAGTAAATGTGAAGAAATTAAAGATAATAAAATACATAGATGTGCTTGGTATACTAAGATAGTTGGCACAGACCCACAGGATTCTAATAAAGTATATGATGATTGGAAGTGTGCAATTGCATGGATGCCAATATTGGATTTAGAGGTTGCAAATATTAATAGAATAAACACATCAACATTAGCATCTTTTAGAAATGAAGTTGTTGATACTAAACAATCATATATAGAAAACAAATAATACAGGAAACATAGTATGTCACATGTAGCATCGGTAATATTACCTGAAAATTTATTTAATTATGGTGTATCTAGACAAAGAAGTGGTATTACTTCTATAGATGGACCACACGCTTTTATTAATAATGTAGAGACTCCACATCCGAATGCCAGCTTTTTATCATTAATAAAGTCAGATATGATTAGAGCATGGGAATTATATACTAATGGTAGTGTTACTGGTGACCTTATAACAGATGGGAATAATAACGTTACTAAACAATTTTTTGTAGAAGTAACAACTGGTTCTTTAGGTACGTATATTGGTTCTGCCAATTATGGTGTTTCTAATGCACAACATGTTATGTTATTAGATACTACGAATGATATGTCATATACTAATCAGATAGGATCTTCTATAGACCAAACATATAGAATTAGGTTTGAATTTGATTTAAGACAACGAATTTATTTAGAAGATCCTGATTTTTTATATCAACTAGATCAATTAAATATAAGAATGAGACAATTAGGACATCCTGAATATGCAGGGGATGTTGCCATTAATGAAACTGACTTTGCCCCATTAGGTAGAACTGGTGCCGGTAATGGTTATGATTTTAATGGAACGTTGTCATCGGATGGAACTTGGGAAACCCATGGACAAACTGGAATACCTAACCCAATGTATGGTTGGTTGAAAGTTAATATAGCCACTTCATTGCAATTATTAGATAGTGGTGATATAACACAAGTTATTTCCACTGATCAAAATCAATTAACTCTATTGAGTAATGGTCAATATTTAGACGGTTCCGTATCTAGGTCACCAGGTGAAATTGTAGATCTTGAATTTCATGATACAGTATATCCATATACTGGAAGTGCCTCTGTTAATAATATAAAAACAAGAATAAAAACAAAAGGTAGAGGGTGGTTTAAACGATTTGGAAAACTTGATCCAAATGTTCAAGGTACATATCCCATGTCATATAGATTGACAATGAGTGAACGTGGTTTTGCTTTAGGGTTATGGGATGATGCTGGGTCAACAGAAAATGATGATTATTCGTGGATAGTATCTCAACGATTAGTTAGTAATATTTCTGGGGAAACTCGTATAGATTCGGCTTATAGATATCCGGTTCATTGTTTATATTCATGTAGTCGTGAATCACTTTATCCTAGAGATTTTGGAATATTTTATGGAACTAATTCTATATCAGCGCATACTATAGCTGATGAATCGACACAAGTTCACGATTATGTTGGTAATTTATATACACTTAATCATTCAGAATTTAATACAACAACGGGTAAAACTGCATATATATTAGACCCATTTGATAAAGAAGATCCATTGGCATCTGATTGGATTGCTAAACCAATTTGGAGGTATGTTGTCCGTGAATATGATAAATTAAAACCATGGGATGTTCATAAGTCTGCAACTAAACATGAAACTGATAGCAATGCTATTTTGAATCCAATGGAGCAATTATCAATTACAGATGACAACCGATTTGTGATTACATTTCCAACCGGTCTAACAACACAATCTTTTATGTATCCGGGAGAAGAAATAGATATGATTTGTTTTTCATCTGCTCAAGTAATCGCAGAAGGTAGTACTGTTCCAATGGTATCATATGCTAGGGGAGATCAGCTTGATGAGATTGATAAACGTAGATATTACGGATTACGTTCTACATTACCAAATGGTAATGGTATGAGAGTATGTATATTAGTTTCGGGTGATTGGATTCTTAATACCGACATTAATATTGATGCTCATACTTAATTGTGACAACTTTTGCTAGTAATGTAATCCCTCTTTCGGATCTTACACATTACGGAATATCTACATCTAAAACAACATTTGTTGGTATATCTGACTCCGACGGTTTATTATATAATTTAATATCGGATTTAACTGATAGTTGGGTGATGTATAATGGCAACTCACTTGCTGGGAACGAGTTGATTGATTCCTTAACTAGTAATATCATAACTAAGCAGTTTTTTGTTGTAATATATCCCATTAATGGATATGATGGTAATGGTAACTATACTAATATATCTGGGGGGGATGCACATCAGCATGTAGTAGTATTAGAATCCACGAATGAATTATTAACCGGACAACCATTTAGACTTCGGTTTGAGTATGATGAACGACCTAGATTGTATAATGATGATATTGAATTTAATGATGAATTAATACAAACTAACATAAGATTACAGTCTATGGGATATGATAGATATATTATAGGTAATACTATATCAGATTCTAGTTATATGTCAAATGAGAGCGTGTTTTCAAGTCATATGGGATATACGTTTAATGGTGTTTTAGATGATATAAATTGGAAGGAAAATATAGGTATACCCAATCCAATGTATGGGTGGGTAAAGGTTAATACGTGTGCTCCATTTGGATTATTAAGCAATGGTGATATTGGGGGTAGTGTTGATTATAGTGTTATAGCTAGAACATATGGACAGATGGTAGATGTTACATATAAAGATATTTTAATACCGAGTAGTTTTAGTAGTATGCCATATACTATTAGAAATAAAGTAAGAGGTGATGGGTGGTTTAAACCTCATAACGGACACACATCATATAGATTAACAATGACTGAACGTGGAATAGTTGTATCAGTATATCAAGATTCACCATCTGTAGATGGTGATGATCAATCGTGGTTTGTTATTCAACGAACAGTTGACAATGTTACTGGACTTATTAACACCAATTCACCAAGTGTTCCATCATTTGAGACTAATCCTATACATTGCATGTATTCTTGTAGTAAGGATATTAAATATCCAAGTGATAAAAATATGTTCTATATCACCGATATAAATACGTTGCAGTCAATTAACAATACTACTATGATATATGATAAATTAGGAGTACCACATACTTTGTCATCCATAACTGACCCAAATATAGGGTTTGGTGAAGTTATTACAGTAAAAGTTAACGATAATGATTTAGATGAGGATCATATTATAGATTATAATCCAAATAATATATGGAGGTTTGTGGTGCAAGAAGTTTCTAATTTATCTCCGTGGGGGGTTCATGTTGCCGCTAATCATCACAGTGTTGATAGTGAAGCAGTCATCAACTCTTCCCCCCAAATAAGCATTTCCCATTCCAATCAATTGTTGTTCAATTTTCCAGGCAATTTTACTACCGGTAGGTGTGTGTATCCTGACCAAGAAATGGATTTAATTTGTTCCACTTCCTCTGAGGTAGTGTCAGAGGGAAGCATTACTTCTTTGGGAAGATATTCTCCAGATGGGGTTACATCTGAGTATCGGAAGTATTGCGGTGTTAGGTCATCGTTAGGTAATTCTGTTTCCGGCAATCAACATATGGATGGTATGAGGATCATGGTGTTGTGTAGGTCAGATTATATATTTAATAGTGACATAAATATATAGAATTATAAATATTAATAACAAATAGTCAGTATAGAATAGGAGTAAGACATGCCATTATCTAGTGGATTTAGTATCCAACGAAACGAGTTAGTACAGATTGAACATAGGAACCAGGTTGAATATCATATAGCAACAGGGGCTAATGAATTGCCGTTGAAAAGTATGATAGATTTTACTGAAAAAAATTGGGAATGGGATATTAGAATTAAAAGTGTTAGACGTGATATAGTCAGGACATCGGGTAATAATTTTTCTGCGGGGACAGCTGCCATACAAAATTTTACCGATGAAGTGAATTATTGGGAATCTAAAGAACCTCTCGAAATATATAAAGAGGGGGACATTAGTATTGCGTCTCAATCAGTGGAGTTTGATCAGACAATAGGCACCTATGGCGGGTTACGGTTTAAAAATGAATTTATTCCCGTTGTTGGTTCGTCGATACAAGTTACTTATAGAGAGCACTCTTCTAGGTGGACTGGCGATGGTGGACTGTTACATAGATTGGCAACTGACTTATGTGTGCATCCTTATGATGTTCCTGAATTACGTGTGATATCATCCTCTGATTGGGATAACACATCTGGATCAGAGAATTTTGATATATCATTAAATGAACATGGATATTTGGATGATGTTGTAACCGATGATAATATAGGTAATGCTACCGAGTCTATTGGCGTTTCTACTCAAAGAACAATAAAACGTGATGCAACTAGTGGCAATGGGTATGGGTTGTGGAGGGTTGTACGAGACGATTCATATAAATTTCATGGGAATCTTATAGATGCAACAAGTGGTGTCGGTACTTTGTTTGGTAAAAGTACTAACGCATCCGGAAATGGTTTACTAGATCCTGTTGTGGGGGCAATGCCCCTTAGTAGGGATGTTCATACTGGTGGTGCCGCTGGTGCCATTTTTGTGTATATGCCATATATACAGTCAGATTTAGGGAATGGTGAATTCATTGTATCTATAGACGGACGTGTTCTGCCTAGTGAATACTGGTATTGTAAGTCAACATCCATTAAAAGTATGACATCCCCGAAACGGTATAGTGAATTTTATTTTATTGGTAAAGTTAGTACAGATGCCCCGTGGGTTGTTGATGCGAGTGATTGTTCAATAGAGATATCCTTTCGGTGGAAATATTCTACACTAAAACCATATGGAGCATTAGTTGGACCTGATGGATTCGGTCCAGAACAACAGACTGTATTAGATGATCATTCATTCTCAGCAGGAGATACCTCGGCAAATTGGCAATATTGGGAACCGGAACTTGGGTTGCGTGGTAAATTAAAAATAAAAACACCACTAGTAACTTCCTTTTCTCAAAATGATATTATATTATTAGAGTATGGAACACCGGAAGGATTTGGATTTGACCCAGCATTTAAATTAATATATCCACCAACTGATAATACATCTAAGTATGTAGTAGAATCGTCATGTGATCAAATATCTAATATGTTTGTAGTAGAATCAACAGGATCAGTTGATTTATTATCAAAAGAAAGTCAATATGGATTATCACAACATATTCCTGGAGGACTGAAATCACAAAAATGGCGCATTAAATTTGAGTGGGTGAATGATACATATGAACTGAAAGTTAATGTAGCCACACCATACCAAATTATGGATGATGGTTTTGTGTCACATGGACAAGAACGTGATGGACTTGAACAAAAAGTATTTAGACTTCCTGGCGAATTATGTGATGTATATCATGAACCAAGTATATCTAGACATAGTACAACTACATCAGTTAAGAATAAATCACACTGGTTTAAACGTTCTTATAGTAAAACTTTAACTAATATTAAAAACACATATCCTATTAGTTATAGATTGACTACTACTAATCATGGTATTTCTTTATTTTTATGGGAACAAGCGTCGATAACTACAGATACCAATTCAGCTTGGTTTGTGGTACAACGTCATGTTGATCAAACTACAGGACAACCAGATATATCAGGCAAAACACCATTACATTGTGTGTATTCTCCCAGTAAAAGAATAGAGAAGTTTGAGGGGTTGCAACAATATTATTCATCAAGTGATGTTTCTGATTTATCACCAGCACCTATAGTATATGATTCAATGGGATCACCTATTAGAAATCCCAGTAAAACGTATTGGATCAGTAATGAGTCAGTATTTGATGGATATGTAAATTCTCTTGATTTATTTGGTAAAGGATATGGGACACAATTAATACCTGGAGCTAACCCGTCATTCCCACTAGTAAATGATTTATCAGTCGCCATTGTGGCAGATCAAAGTCCTAATGGATATGCTTCATATTGGTCAAAACAAGAAACCCCATTTGAACTCTCATTTACCAGTAACGGATCGTTAAGTTTACCTCAAATTGTGTCACCTGGAAAGGGTATTAACCATGGGATTAGCACGCCTAGCAACGAATATTTGGTTGAGTATGCTGAGTATGTTGTAAATATCACAGGAACTGTTAGCGGTCAATCTGATGCTTATTTATATTTAAAAGTTGTTGGGGGGAAGGTAGTATCCGTAGATTTTACCACAATACCAGCTGACAGCACCGGTAATCCATCTACAAATCCAACCTCTCCTGGCACAGGTTATACGACAGGTGAACTTTTGGTTCTAGATTTGACAGCCGCATGGGCAACTGATCAAACTACTGATTGGACAGGATTGATTAATCCGGTCTTACAAAATAGGACAATTACTGGATTAACTATTCAAGGGTTTGGTGATTTACCAAGAACTTTAAATAATAATTTATGGACTATAAATGGAGTGGCAGAACCATCATGGTATATTCCTTCCATTAGTGGGTCATCTACATCATTTTCTGGTTCACAATTTTTTACAACATTAACACCTGAACGCATGTCACCGTATGGTGATCTTTCTAATGTTTATGGTTCTTGTGTTGACACATCTGGCACTATGGTTGCGTTACCATCAGCTAATGGTAATTCCAATAATGAAAGTGGATGTATTGCAGAGGGAAGAATTGTGGCTGGTTGGTTGCCTGGTAAAGATTATACATGGTTAACACCAAATATCCCAAGTGCAACGATTGGTACCACGGCGGCAGATTGGAAATCATATGCTGATTCATTAATTGATATATTATCTCCACATGATTTAAATAAAAAGAATGATATTGAGGAATCTATGGTAATATCATTAAATAATATAATTGTGGATAGGGATAGTAATGCTTATATATTATCATATGAAGAATGGGTCAAACGTGGAGATCCGTCCACCATTCCAAGATTTTTAGCATCGTTAGATTATGCGGGGGTTAATTCATTTGGAAGTAAATTTAAATTGCCGATGTATCAATTTACTACTACTGAGATTTCAGCTGGTAACAGTTCTACCTCTGCTCAAATCACAGTTGGGACTAACATATTTACGAGTGGGAGTTTTAATGCTGCGGTTGATTGGTCAGATATTGTTGGTAGTATATCCTTTGCTGGGTGTTTTTCTGACTCTGGATTACAGTTTAAATTATTCGGTGGTAAAACTTTAAATGAATTAAAACCAGTAAACACATTTTTTGGTGGAGAACTAGAACCATTTAACAACCTTACTAATTCACTTGCTGACAGAGTAATCACCAACAGTGTTGACACATTTGTATTAAGTGAGAATGATGTTAAGTTGAAGTCGAAATTACCGGGTGATGTGGTTTTTGAAACATATAATAGTCAACAAATTACATATTATTATGATTTTGAGAATAAAACATTGTATTTTAATAAACCACCAGAATCACAATCGAAATTATCAATTTCGATTGATAATTTCAGTTCTTTGGAGGGATATACTGTTAAAGTGGTTGAGGATAAAGATTTTATCACCCCAGTAGAAGATTCGTATGCAAGTATTAATAGATTTGTTGTTAGAGAGTCAGATGTTTTAAAACCATGGGATTATCATTTGAGTGCTACTAAACATTCAATTGACTCGTATTCTATTATAAATCCGTATGAACAATTGTCAATAACGGATGAACGGAATTTTGTATTTTCATTTCCGACACAATTAACAACACAAAGATTTTATTATCCTACGTCCGAATTAGACATGATTTGTATATCTAGTGCCGACTTTTCATCACAAGGTGGTCATATTGAAATTGATAAATATGATGATTCTGATGGCACAAAAGCAACTATATATTCGGCAGGTGGTGTTTCATTCGACCCTACAGATGTATCCGGTCAAGGCGGTGATTTTATTTATTCTGGACAAATTGACCAAGCTGGTGATAAGTATTATTGGAAACGTAATATTAGGAAATATGAAGGTATGTCATCCACATTACCAAATGGCAATGGTATGCGTTTATTTATGTTAGTAACCGGTTCTAGTATTAGACATTCTGATATTGAGAAACGTGCAATCATATAGTTGTAGGGTATGTTGTGACATTAAATGATACTACAGTAGCGCATGAAAAGGCTTTGGGGAATGATTTTATATCTGCCGGGTTTTCTATTAATAGATATGAGATATTATCTATAATAGAACCCAGATATAAACAGATAATTCGTCCGGTAAATATTGGTAGTATTGGTAGTACTATTATAATAGAACCGTCTATAATATTTACTATTGATGTTATTAATAATACTATAACCGGATCAAGTGTTGTAACGGTTGGTTTATTTGATAAGTCAATGTATGGTACTTGGAAAAGACTACAAATAAATGGAGATTTTAATGGAGATGTAGTTAAATCCGAATTCTCAATGAGAATAATAGAACACCCCATTATACGGTTCATATTAGATTTTGGATTGGATTCAAGTATAAGTATAACAGGACTTAATGATACTCAGTCAATAAGTTTAGATTCTTTGAGTGGTGTGATTGATTTAGGACAACCGTTCCTATTTAATTCTTTCGATAGTTCGATTGCGACTAATGGTATGGATGATGTTTTATTTGCAGGGTCATATTCAAATGTGACAGATAATCCATATACGAATGATTCTTTACAAACTACTATTGTTAATTTTGAAAGCGCAAGACAAAATGGATATATTATCAATGGGGAATATATAGCTTCGGTATATTCCAAAGCTTTAAATATTGTTTTCGGTAGTAATATATCAATTACTGACGGTGAAAAGGTCGATATACGTTTTCCAACCGATTCTCCAATAAATGTTTTCCAGGTTGATCATACAAAAACAAACATTAACATAACTACTGGTGTTATATCGGGGTCGGTCGTTTCTAATACTATCGATAATATTACCATCAAACAATTATTCCCATATATGGAAGATGGTAGTGTTACAATTACTCATGAAATCGTAGATTATAATTACATATTGGATAGTTCATCTATCGTAATTACTAATAATGGTGGTAATTACGATAATACTACATCACCATATATGGATTGGAATGATTTGACTTATGATATATATGGTAATGAGTCGTTGACACGACATCCAAATATGTCGTTATTGGATATAGAAAATATATTAATAACATCTAGAGTATCAGTGAATCACAATTTAATGGAATGGCCTAGATTACATCATGATAATCCATATATAAAGGGAGACTACATTTACACTAGTCCGTCTGATAAACATCCAAATGGATTGGTTACATACTTAAAGTCTATATTAGATTTAAATGCTATTGATTTATATTATTTTGTTGACCCAGTAATATATTCAGAATATGAACATGGACTATTACAACAATTGGCTACTGATTTATGTCTACACCCATATGGGAATAAGTATACTGGTGATTGGACAAACGCTAATCAAAAACGTTCCAAATTATTTTTATCTGATATTACTGTTGGTAATGATAGAATAATGACTATGGTATATGATCATAGTTCTGGTACCACTGGTGGTTGGCAATTAGAAGATGTTGGTAAGATAATACGTGAAATTAATGGTCATGGTGAGGCAATTATAACTGATATAATTGATAACAGTAATGTTAGAACTATACCTTCACTTAATATATATATATCTTCTAATATTGCCGTTTTTGATTATACTACCAATAACATTAGTGGTTTCGGATATGTTGATGGGACATATTCTATTAATATAACTTCTTCTAGTGTAACAGACACCCCAGCAAAGATTGATATTATTATTGTTAACGGGTCTGTCGATCTGGGTAATAGTAAGATTGATATTAACAATCTTGGTACATTTACGAATTCACCAGTACTTATTGTTCATTATGAGGGAATTCTTTCAGCACCATTTGGACATGTGTATACTATCGGGTCATCACAAGTAATACTGAAGGAAACTTATGATATAGCAACTGTTAATATATCTACATCGTTCAGTACACCGATTAAAAAAACATCACTAGATAACCCCTATGATTTGACTACACCATTATTTGATGTATCAACTATTGCAAATGAAAACTGGTTTTATTATGGTGAGTGGGGAGTATTCATCAATGATCAATTTATGGAGACACAACCATATCATTTGATATATCCTAACCATACAGGAACAGGACAATCGATATCAACATCATCAATAAATTATTATCAGCAAGACCATTCCGATGTAACAAATGCAATTTCAACTATAGGGTCTGTTTTTATAGTTGAGTCTGAGAAAGGCACTGATTTATTATCCTCTTTGTCTGATATAGTTCCAGGAAAATCTCATTTACCAAGTGGATATGGTAATATGATGACATCTAATACTAGAACTCAGCAAAAATGGCGAATTAAATTTCAGTATAATGATAGAGATGACAGTTTATCAGTATTTGTATCTACTGATATGCAATTACTTGATAATAAAAATATAAAACAGACACATAAGAGGTTAGACGGGAAAGGTTCAAGTATTAGACTTCCTGGAGAATTATGTGAAGTTTCATATGATTTGCAGTATGAATATAATAAATTGAAAGATTCTTTTTTTAATAGACGTGGTAAAACTAGAACTACTATAGAAAATACATATCCTATGTCATATAGACTGACATGTACGGATCACGGTACTGCATTATTTATTGGTAATCAGGTAGATGTGAATAGAGGCGTTGATAATTCTTGGTTTGTAATACAACGACACGTTGATCAATCAACCGGACAAATAGATTTGGAAGATGGAAAATCACCAGTACATTGTGTATACTGCCCATCATGGAAGACTAATGATCAAATATCTACTGGGAAGAATTATTTCACAACATATTTAGAAACACCATCAGAAATAATTGATGGTGGGAAAGTTATAACTACTAAAGGATTGTATGAGGATTCGATATATGACGTTCGTGGTAGGAAATTAACACAAAAATCACCCGTTAATATAAATCTATTAACTTATTTAGGTGACGTTAAGGTTAATAGGTATAGTAGTGGGTATGATTTTACCAACAATATATATCATGATGGGACTATTAGTCCATTTTCGGTGGAATTATTTAATTATGCAAACTCATGGGATAATATAGTTACTGATGTTAGCTATTTACGTTTAAAGTCAGAGGGGGGTGATGTCCTTAATTCCGTATTGGGAACAGTTCTTTCTACATCAGGTGGTGATATTTTTCATGGGTTGCAATTTCCATATAATATAACTAGTACAAAAAATATATTTGACTTATGGTATGAAAATGCTTCAATGGATGCTACCGCTGTTGGTAATTCTCCAAATTTAAACTATTATGATCCTATGGAGTTGGATCAAACTTCGGATTTCATTACTATGATGGAAAATAAAGTTGGCAAAGTCGGATTTAATTCTATTAACGGTTCATATGAATCCGTGATGTTAGTTAATAATATATTAGCCGGTAATGGTGACATTGGACCATCACGACAGGGACTATATCCAAGTAGGATATGGGCATTTGAGGGTGATCTTGATTCTGGTAATAATTATGGTGATTTGTCAAATCCAGTATATGAATTTGACCATACTCAGTTTGATATAATATATCAAACCGTGGCAAAAAACGGTATTATGTTGGATGAAACTGATAAATTCGCTTTATTAAAATTTGATAATAAATTAACCACATTTGATATAACAAATAACACGTTAGACATTGGTAAACCACTCACTAGTAAGAGTAGTAGTGTTGGGACAGGATTTAAATTGGCGTTTCCGTTTTCAGTCACAGGTACTGCTCTAGACATTGTTAATAAGGGGGCGAATTTAATTGACGGTGAATATGTGGCGTTTTTCACCGGGGATACTTCATCTCTCTCTTCAAGTGGTGGTGCCGTGTATATACAGATTGATGGTGGGGAGGTAGTACTTACTAGTCTATTGCCCCTTGCCATTTTTGTACCAGTTGTTCTTACTTATATGCCAACGACTCTAAGTTCACAGATTATATCTGATTCGGATGGTGTATTCTCATTACCAATGCCAAGTCCATCATTTGGTAATGGATATATACCGGGAGAAGGAGTGACATTAAATCTAAATGAATCATTTGGAACGTATGATCAAATAAACGTATTTAATGGGATGTACAATCCATTTGACGGTCCATCAAAAAGTTTTAATTTTGCTGTGGAGTATCAGTGGAGAGGCGCCGGTACTAATGGGATATATGTTAATCCATATGGAGTTCATGGTGATAATACTAAACCAATTACAGATATTGCAAAATTAGATGTATCTATAAATGGCAATGAGATAGAGGTAGCACCCTCAGATAACATTAATTATATAGTTAACGGTAAGGTAGAATGGCCATCAGATTATACTTATTATGGCACTTCTTTAAATTCATATATATATTATGATGATAAAATATACTTGCGATATGAAGAACCTAATGGTAGTTTGATTAATTTATCATATAATACTTATTCTACTGGATATGATCAACTTAATAGTTCATTTATAATTAAAGTCCCAGAAGATAAAGATATACCTGATTCGTGGACAGATATTCACCGATTTGGTAGAGGAATATATCGATTTGTAGTGCGTGAATCTGATGTATTAAAACCATGGGATTTTCATGTATCTGCGGTATTGCCACAGGTAGATAGTCCTGCTATTATAAATCCCATGGAACAATTATCTATATCATTTGATAATTCATTTGTCTTTCATTTTCCAACTCCAATGGCAAGTCAGAGATATATATACCCATCATCAGAGTTGGATATGATATGTTATACTAGTGCAAATACATCAATACAAAGTGGATATACTGAAGTTGGGGGAAGTAATAGTAAATATGATTTAGATAGTGGTCAGTATTCATCACTTTTTAATAATTACGGACAATCAACTTCTATTTCACCATCAAAATCAACAGAATTGTCATTTAGAGCTCCATATACTTGGCATTTAGATACTATTGTATATAGTGATATAACCACCACCACAACTGATGGTATTAATAATTTAAAATCACATACAGATCACAGAACATATATAGGGATGTATGCCACTAAACCTTATGGGAATGGTATGAGAGTGTTTGTACAAATTAATGGTGGATCTATTAGACCCGAATATTCTGATAATTAGATTACTTTATTTGATGTTGTAAATATAGGGCATATATGCCTATTTTTTTATTGGAGATTCGATGAGAGATATACAAGATATATTCATTTTTTCTGAAGTAATATTATTCGGGAATGTTCTAAATAATGTATATTCGAATGAAATATATATTGATGGACTAGAATTTCCTGTTAATATCATATTTACAGATGGTGATATATTAGTAAATGGGATATCAAGTGGCAGTTCAACTATAGTTGACAATTCTGATACTGTACAATTAGTAATTAGTAATTTATACAGTAACGTATTCACTACGTATTATATATTAATATCAAATGAACAGATAGAATGGTCTGTTGGTATATTTGACATATCAACATCAATTGTCAATACTAATATGTCAAATAGTACTAACATAGACGCAACACAATCATTATCCATTAAAGCGTCAGTTCCTGTTAACATTGATATCATTGATGTTACCAGTATACTAGAATCATTAGATGTTAGTACGGTAGATATTACCAGTATACTAGAATCATTAGATGTTAGTACGGTAGATATTACCAGTATACTAGAATCATTAGATGTTAGTACGGTAGGTATTACCAGTATACTAGAATCATTAGATGTTAGTACGGTAGATATTACCAGTATACTAGAATCATTAGATGTTAGTACGGTAGATATTACCAGTATACTAGAATCATTAGATGTTAGTACGGTAGGTAT